AGCTGGAGTTAATCATGGACTACACACCCGAAGAATTACGTTTCCTGACTCTTATTGGGCAGGTAACGGATAAAGGCGCAGCCTCGGCCGCTCCGAAGTCAGACCCAACACCACCAACAGACCCAACGAAAGACGAGGCAAAATAATGGCAATTTTCTACCAAAATAACGCCGGGTTTAAGATCTCTACAGACGGTACAACCTACGTAGACCTCACAGACCACGTTACTTCACTAACAATCAACCGCCAGTTCGATGAGCTAGATGTAACCGCTATGGGCGCAACAGGTCACGCATTTATTGCAGGACTTGAATCTTCAACCATTTCGGTTGATTTCCTTAACGATGATGCAACTGCTCAGGTTATGACAACTCTTAACACTCTCGTAGGCACTAACGCGAAGTTTAAGATCTTGCAGACCACAACTCCCGGCACTCCTACAACTGGTACGCCTTCGGCTACAAATCCTCTTTACTCAGGACTCGTACTCGTAAACAAGCTCACACCGGTAGCAGGCAAGGTCGGAGACGTTGCAGTGCAGTCACTTACCTTCACAGTTTCAGGAGCGATCACCGTTGCCACTTCTGGTACATGGTAAAAACTAACAAAGGATAAAAGAATGGCGAAGCTAGTAATCACAAGGGCGAACGGCGACGTAACAGAGCACAAGCTAACACCGTCGATTGAGTACGCCTTCGAGCAATATGCAAAAAAAGGGTTCGCAAGAGCCTTTCAAGAAGATCAAAAGCAGAGTGATATCTACTGGCTGGCTTGGAAATGTCTAAGCAAGGAAGAAGATGTACCTCTCTTTGGAGAAAAGTTTATTGACACTTTGGCGAAGGTCGAAGTGTTGGATGACTCAAGCCCAAACTAATTGAGCGCGATTCTCTTACTCATCTCATAGCCACGCTAGCCGTGAGGACAGGGATCGCGCCTCGGGAATTTATAGATATGGATTCCACGATGATCAACGCGATCCTCGAGGTATTTCAACGAGATGCTAGGGAGGCCGAACTTGCCAGTAGAAATCAAAGGCCTCGCTGAGACTCTAACCGCTATGCGTAAGTTTGAGCCTGACCTTGCCAAGAACTTAAACAAAGAGGTCAGGGCATTACTAACACCCATTCAAAAAAACGCTCAAGCTTATGTGCCCACCGAAAATCCAATACCTCATTTACGCAACTGGATGTTAGGTAGTTCAAAACAAAAGGTTTCAAAAGAAACAAGTATGTTTCGGCGTGGTACTTTTCCTAAATTCAATGCAGCCTTAGTGCGTAGAGGCATAAAGATTTATATTGGCAAAACCGTACCCAATAACAGAGGTTTTGTTACCTTTTACAGGATTGAAAATCAGACTGCCGCAGGTGCAATTATGGAAACATCTGGTCGCGCTAATGGAAAATCTCGCCGCGCTTATGCTTCAAATAATCCAGAGGCAGGCGTGGCGTTTAGAAGCGCTATGGGCGGCCAACTTAAAGGGCATGACAAGCTGCGTGGGCGTTTAATCTACCGAGCTTACGAGGAAGATCAGGGTAAAACTACAGCCCGATTAGTTAAGGCTATTGAAAGAACTGTTGTTCAATTCAAACAAAGGGCTAACGCTCAAGTGTTTAGGAATGCCGCATGAGCGCCTCAACTAATATTGCCATAAATTTCATTGCCGAATATAAAGGCCGTCAAAAACTTAATACTGCTCAAAAGGATATGAATGTTTTAGGCGATGCAGCGAAAAAACTAGGCTCGATCCTTCTTGCCACTTTTTCGGCAGAGAAAATCATTTCATTTGGAAAGGCATCAGTAGCGGCGTTCGCTGCCGATCAAAAGTCTGCGGCAATTCTTGCCAACACCTTGAGCAATCTTGGTCAAACGATGTCAGATGTGCCAGTCGAGAACTTCATAACAAAACTTTCAGAATTAAACGGTATCGCTAAAACTGACTTAAGAACTTCATTTGACACCTTAGTAAGATCAACAGGCGATGCAACCAAAGCGCAAGATCTTCTTAACCTTACACTCGACATCAGTGCTGGCACTGGAAAAGATGTAGCCCTAGTCTCGACCGCATTGGCAAAAGCCTATGGCGGAAACTATGCTGCTATTAGTAAATTAGGCGCTGGAGTTTCAAAAACTTTACTCGCCACAAAAGATTTTACAAAGATTCAAAGTTTTCTTACTGCAACTTTTAAGGGCAACGCTTCGACCGCAGCCGAGACTTATCAGGGCAAAATTGATAGATTAAAAACCTCATACGAAGAATTCAAAATAACGATTGGTAAAGGTTTGGTCGATGCTTTTGCCAATTTGAGTTCTAAAGGAAAACTGTCCGATTTCCAAGATTCTATGGCTAATACTGCTACCAATATTGCCAACATGGTTACAGGTTTGGGATTGGTTTTAGGCTACGTTGACAAAATTGGATCTGCAACAATTAAAAAAGATTCATTTTTTGACAAGCTTTTTAACGCGGGAAAGATTCTTGCAATCGGTGGAATATTTGGTCTTGCCAACGCCACTTTGGGAGAAAAACAAGTTAAGACAAAAGCTGCCGCTGATAAAGCTGCCCTTGAAGCACAAAACCTTTATGGAGCAAAGGCAAAATACTTTGCAGCTATAGCGGCGAAAACTGCCTCCAAAGCAATCGCAGACGCTAAAGCCCTAACGCAAGCACAGAAGGACAAACTCGCTTTAGAACGTGCTTCCCTTTCCCTAAAGTTGGCAGGCAACACAACCGATATGCAAAATATCGAAATTCAAGCTGCTCTTCAACGTGGTCAAACCGAGCAAGTCACCAATGTCCTTTTACTGCAACGAGCAATCATCACAGGCAACGCAGATCAAGCCAATATCCTTGCCCAACAGGTACTCAAAGCCAACGGTTTAGTTATGGATATAAACGGCAATATCAGCTCACTTGCAGGCGCTAAAGATCCGTTCAAGGATTGGCCACCTGCCACTTCTGCTGCACTGGCTCAAGTTAAAGCTATTCAAAATGCGATCGCTAGCATTCAAGACAAAAAGGTAACAATAACCGTTACTACTGTCACCGTTCCCGGCGGTGGCGGCGGATCAACCGCTAATGGCGTGGCTGGCACTACAAAGCTAGCAAGTGGAGCAATCGCAGGCCTCGTCGATAATCAAGGATTTACCTATATGCAGCCTGCCGCTGGAGCGCCTCAGATTGATCCATCAAAGTTTGGTTCAGGAATCGTCAGTTACGACCAAGCCAATTTCAGCAAGGGCGGATCGGCCTATTACGACAAGCTTGCAGGGGTTAATTCAGCCACCACCGGTATGCAACCAATCGCCGTCACAGTCAACCTCAATGGTCAGACCGTCGGCAACGCAATCACTAACGCTCAAGTTGATTCATCAGCTTCAGGCATTCCTAGCTCTTTCCAGCGTAGCGGCTTTGGCAGCGCCGCTTTAGCTTGGTGATCTAATTGGCTTCCTATCCAGTCACCGTTACAACTTTGGTGGACTTTGGCAATTCCCCTACCTTTCCTACTGGCACAAACATATTCACCCTTAGCGATGCAACCAAAGGCCGTTTAGATTTTAATTACCTCGATAGCGGTACGTCTAATATTGTGGACGTTTCCTCACAGGTTTCACTCATTCAAATTAGCGGTGGTTATCAGCTACAACAGGATCAGTTTCAAGCCAATAACGGCATAGTAAGAATCTATGACCCAAACGGCTACTGGAATCCTCAAAACATCTCGTCACCTTACTACGGCTATCTGACACCTAATAAGAAGATTACGATACAGACAACCTATTCAGGCACTACACGGCCTCTCTTTGCAGGCTATATCAACGCCTACCAATATTCGTTTCCTACAACTATGAGCGTGGGTTATGTAGATCTACAGGTATCGGATGCGTTCAGGCTCTTCGCCATGTCTGCCATATCGACCATTACAGGCGGCACGGCTGGACAAACTACAGGCCAACGCATCAACACCATTCTCGATAACCTTTCCTTTCCACCTGCCCTTCGCAATATAGATACAGGCGATAATCTCGTCCAAGTCGATCCGGGAACGCAGCGCACGGCGCTTAACGCCATGAAGAACGTTGAGTATGCCGAGCAGGGCGCGTTCTATGTGGCTTCTAATGGCTACGCCACGTTTAAGAGCCGCTCAAACGTCACTAAGACCAATGGCGCAGCGCCTATTACCTACTTCTCAAACGATGGCACGGCGATCGTCTATGCAGGCATTACCTTCGCACACGATGACAAGCTGGTAGTTAATCAGGCCAGTACGACCAATATCGGCGGCACGGCTCAAAACGTCTCAGATGCAGCTTCGATCGCTCGCTACTTTCCCCATACCGTCCAACAAACCAACGTGGTCGGATACTCAGATGCGGATGCTCTTAACGTCTCTCGGGTCTATGTGGCTACTCGTAAAGATACGACTATCAGGATCGATCAAATTAGCCTCGATCTGACTACCCCTAACTCCGCGGCAGGGGTAACGGCGGCTCTCACGCTGGATATTTTCTCTACGGTCAATATCAAAAACGTTCAGTCCAATGGCTCGACCATTACTAAGACTTTGCAGGTCATGGGGTCTAATTACAAGATCACACCAAATACGTTCGACATTTCCTTTACAACGTCCGAACCGATAGTGGACGGCTTTATTCTTGACTCATCTTTATACGGCGTTTTAGAAGTATCAACTCTCGGATGGTAAGGAGTAAGTCATGGCAGTAGGTTTCCC